AAAGTTGACCTCTGGTCTTGCAAATCATTATTAGCTACTTGATAAGCCTGAAGTCCTAATAGACCCCCCCTGCCCATTGCATCCCAGTTTGTTCCTCCACCACCAACCCATTCCGAAGCACCATCACCCATCATCCCAAAGCCTGCTGCCATTAATCCACTAGCTAATGGTGAGATACCTGAAACCCATGGCCTTGTTTCTCTTTCATTTTGAGCATTAGTCCTCATTGCCCATTCTGGATATTGTTCTGCCATATTTTGTTTTTTTAAAAAGTGTTTTCCCTCATCATATTATTACTCATATTTAATAAGCCCATTCCAAGAAGTTCTTGCCATCTATTATTTCTGTTACTTGCATCCCTCCATCTTTTATCCCTATCCCAACCTGACCTATCATTTGTTTCTTCTGGGCTTGTTGCAAGTATACCCCCTTTTTGTTGTGGGGAATTAAAATTTTGTTGTTGTAATGCTCTATCCTCAGGACTCAAATTTAATGGACTTGCTCCGGCAGCAAAAGGGGAATAAAAATTTGGGTCTGTCCTATCTGATTCCATTATATGTCGGGTTCTTATAGCTCCATTATTAGCAGTGAATCTTGGGGGTGCCCAGTACGCCCCAGGGCCACCTATTTGTTCTTGCATTGCCGTTTTTTGTTCAGGGCTTACATCTAGTAAAGAAGCAATACCTGGTTCGTGAGCACTAGGTAATAACCTTTCCCCTGCATATTCAGGTTCGAAAGCATATGGATCTGCTACTCTAGTATCACCCATTGCTGATTGAGTTGGCCCATAAATACTTGGGTCATATGAGGATGTGCCCATTGGGGTACCTTGCCAGGGAGATAACCCTGCAACAGAACCCCCACCCATACCACCTTCTGGCACCTGGCCATACATTTCTTCATACCCTTGTACAGGGACACCATCAGTACGCATTAAGTCTTTAATATTAGGAGGAGGTGGTTGTTGACCTAATAAGGCATCTGGATAAGATTGTTCAATCAAAGCAACTTGCTGAGCATTTGTTGGGGGAGATCCTGGCATACTTACACCACTATATTTAGGCGTCCTAGAAATTGCCTCCTTAATGGCCCCTGCACTTCCATACTGTTTTAATAACCTACGGATTAATGCTTCTCTTTCAGACATATTTTCCTCCTATTAACTTATGCCGTTGGATTAAAAAAGCCTCCACCTAGAGCAGCACCACCCAAGCCGAGTCCCATTCCAATTAAATTATTCAGATCAGATTTACCTTGACCTGTTTTTGTTTGAGTTGATTGCCAAGGTCCTCCAGCAACCATTTGACCATATTGGCCAAGCATACTAGGCATCCAATTTTCTTTCCTGAGGAATTGATTATACCCAAACTGATCTGCCATATTCTGTTGATTCTGTTGATTGAGACCATAATTACCAAGAGCATTGGCAGCCGCTAATTGGGGATTTATATTTTGACTTTGACTTGCTGCATTCAGATTTAACCCCTTACCTGCCATTGCATTAGCAATATTTTGTGTTTGTCTAGTTTGGTCCCTATCCAAATCCCGACCAAGCCAATTCATAGCATTACTATAGCCACCACTCCTAACACTTGCTAATTGATTCATAAAATCTTTATTCATTTGAGCTCCAGCAACTCCCTGTGCAACTTTTTCTCTATCACCACCCTGTGCAAAATTATCTCCTGCTCCAACACCAATTTCATTTTTCATCATTTGTACCATATCCTTATAATCACCTTTCAGTCCTCCTATAACATTGGCTTCATAAGGATTCATATATCCACCACCTGGTCCTCCAGATCTATTTGCTGCCGCAATTTGGTCAGGTGACCATGATGCTATATTTTTAGCAATACCTCTTGCATTTTGGAATGATTGGGGGTCCATTCCTGCTCCAGTAAGCATATTGAATTGTTGGGTTTGGGCAGCATTTGGCCCTTGGGTACCTGGGATATTGCCTCCATAAACACCAGGGCCTCCTGCAATATGACCTTTCATTTGATCAATACCCCATAGGTTTGCAGCCTCACCAGCAGCAGAACCTTGTGTGGTAGTTGCTGTTAAATTCTTAGGCTTACCACTGAATATATTTGATACTTGATTAAATGCATTACCTAGTCCTGGTATCATCTTCCCTCTTATGTATATGGATTTGCTGTTGCCATTGTTGGCCTACCTTCTGAATCAACTCTTGCATTTGACCCAGTAGATAATAGTTCAGAAGTACCTAAGGTACCACTATCACTTATTGTTATTTGCCACCATTTACCATTGCTTGATTGCAAACAAATGGAGCCGGTGGTGAAAAAATTATCCTGATCTAATTTAAAATTCTGCTCATCTGATTTTATTAATTCTTCATTTATCGTGGCTTGCAAACTAGCATCATATTCTGGTGTAGCAGGAGGTAATATCATCTCCTACCCCCTTGAGACATATTTGCCCGAATATCTCCAATTTCCCAATATTGATCAAAACCACTTTCTACACGATAAGTAAATTGTCTACCTTGTTCTCTAACATCGGTATAGCCATCTTCAGATAAGTTATAATTTGATGATGTTGATTCAGTACCATTTGGTGTATATGCAGTTTTAAATTTAAACCTTAACCCATTATCACCAACTCCTGAAGTATCAGTTACCAATTGATTTATATTAGCAATATTATCCCCATTACCAATTTCCATAACAGTCTCAGCAAAACAGAGCCCAACATCATCTGATGCATCTGTGCCTGTAACTAATTTTCTATCAAAATCTGAGACATCAGCATTTGTTATAGCCACCTGACTTGTTGTTCTCTTATCTGACGAGACATTGATCTCATGTTCATATACAGAACCATCATCTGCTATCCCAATTGGATTATCATAGACACCAGGAGACCCTGTTGCAAATGCTGTTCTGCAAAGTTCGCCAATACTCCACCATCCTTCTGCATAATTATAGGTTGCATATTTTAATATCTCATCTGAAGTGGATGATGCATACCACCATGTTACTTCAAAAAATTCTGGATTAGTAGATGCATAAATTTTTGAATCTTGCATCCGGTTAATGTCCTTGAATATGTGATCCTGAACATCACATTGTAAGGGTTGTACTGAACCCTGATACTGAAAAAACCCACCTTGACTCATCCAAAATGCCCTATCACCTACTGCAATCATTGACCTGTTACTAATTGCTCCACAAGCATCACCAATTTTCTTTCTACCATATATATAAGGTAATCCTACCCAGTCCACTGCATGAAGGTCAGTTGATGTCCAAACTAGGATTCTATCACCTACAGTTTTCCCAGCCATAATTTCACCAGAAGAATCAATCTCAAATGAGCCAGCTTGGTTTACTGCAGAGGGGGTCCAGGTAGTATTTGATTCTGCATTACTCCATTGGATTTTTCTTTTGTTACCTCCAGCACCTAATGCAAACAAGTGCCTCCTTTTTGATACTAAAATAGCTGAATTGGCAGTTGGTGCTCCAGAAACCACTGCTGCCTTATTAGAAGTTGGGTCAGTTGTGGTTGGGTTCCATTCAAGTATTCTTCCATCAGCAGTTGATAACCCTAGCAATTTTTCACCCCATAATTCAAACATCCAGGATGATGCTTCCAAAACTAGGGATGATGTTTTAGCATTTTCATTACCATACCTTCTGGCCCTTTTTATTGTTACACTACCATTCCCGGAAGCAGCATCATTAACTAATGTGTTGGACCCATAAACCCCTGAACCATTGGTTGCACCAACTGTCATCTGGTTTGCAGAAATAGTAACTATCCTATGTGATAATGGGTATTCTTTATTATTAGCACCCTGGAGTGACCCAGATATTTCAATTTCATCCCCTACTGCAAATGGAGCAGGGCCATCTGGAGAAACTGTAGCATCTGTAAATACTGTAGACGAACTAGCAATAACAGAACCACTTGCAGTGAAACTGATGTCTGTTCCGGTTACTGTTTTTATTGTTTCTGTGCCACCAAAAACTCCAGTACCAAATCCTAAACCAAGTTCACCATTTGCATTACCTTCTGCAAGATCAGTTGGTGTAATTTCAGTAGCAGTACCAGATAATGATGTGAAGATGTAAAGGTCTGAATTTGTACCAATTGCCATCCATCTATCACCTGAAAAATCTCGCCAGGTAATCATTGCCCTACCAACACCGGTAATGGAAGAACCAATTACTTTCTCCCATCCACCCAGTGGTTGCAATCTACCATCTTTCCATCTAACTAAATTACAGTCAGACCATCTACCTTTTGCCTGATAAGGAGTACCATTTTTAAAGACTCCCGGAGGTGGTTGGAATGGAATTAATTTACCCACCGATTCTCCAACTATTACAATTTAATTTTATAACTGTTTGCATTTCCTTAAACTTACTTTCAGTCATATTATCCATATAGGAAGGCTTGAAGTTCTTCCTTACTACATCCGTTGAACAATCGCATAATTGTATTCGGTTCCGTGAAAATGGGTTTGCCTGATAAATTGCGTTTGAGCATCCCATCCATAGCTCCCGAACTTGGCTGGTCGAGTACATTCCATGACACTCTGGTATGGTCTGAGAAGTTTTGTTGCACCCACTCATCAAGGTCAATGTCAACAATAACACCAGATTCCAATTCAAGTTCAATTTGCATTTAAGCATAACTCCATAAATTTGCTTTTCCCGATTTCCTTATTTTAGTATCCACATGAACAAACCTTGAATTTCCTTTTTGTTGTATACCAACAGAAAAACCCATTTCAATTGCTTTCTGAATAACAGTTCTTGCCTGATCCCTTTCCACTCTTAGATCAGCACCCTCTCCTGTTAAATGGGCCGACCCTGTATGACCACCACAATCTATGTTCTTTTGTGCACAACGGAAGCCAGAGTTCACAGGGAGTGGAAAATTACATGCATCCCTCAACTGTTGAAGCTTCATCATAAAATCTTCATCCATATCAGAAATGCCACCACAATGAGGACAATTTCTGCATGCCATTTCATCGAATGTAAAAGACTTGATCGTATTTTTAAAATTCCACATTACTATCCATCCTAGAAAGAATTGACATAATTTACGCCGGGTAAAAATAAAACCTTTTTGGCTTTATTAGGCGTTAATACTTTTCTCATAAGCAGCTAATATCTGATCATCAACTTTGTTTTCGGTTGAAGCAACTAGCCGTCTGAGTAAAATTAAAATAACTTGCTGCAGTAGCTTTTCACTAAGCATACTCATACACATTGTTTTTACAGCTCCACCAATTACTGGGGCTAAAATACCTATCATTTTATTCTCCCTTTTTACCTTGTTGAGTGATGTTTATTATACCCATTCCCAATATGGATTCTTATATTTGTTACATCCCGTTGTAGCTTTTCTATGTCATCCCAGACATCCTCTGAGTCTGACTGGAGGACTATAACTGCTTGTTCATTTTTTAAAGCCATCTTTTCCAATTGCATAACAGTTTGGAATAACCAACCAACAACAGCTAAAATTCCTGCAACCGCAAAGGGAAGGATAGCCTTTACCATCTGTTGCTCTGCTACTGCTTCCATTTGTTTAATTGGCATTATTTTTTCTCCTCATGTTCAGCATCTTTACGATCTTTAAACCAGTAATCCGTAGACTTTGCCAAGACAGCCACATAAGCCCCCACGAGGATATTAACAAGATCTCTCGAAGTTTCCTGGACCTCTGCATAAAACAATAACCAGAGTAACGCAAGGAACGTAACCGCATTTGCAATTGAGATAGTAAATCTTGCCCAGAAATTAAGTAATTTCCTGTTTTCAATTGCATCCCCACCACCTCCGAATAATGACCTGTGGACCTTCATTCATTTATATCCTTATGGTTTTGAGGGCCAAGAAATGTTACCAGGATCAGAATTGTCATTTGGGACATCCCTCAGTTTTTGTCTATAAGTCTTCATATTACTAGCTAATGTAGAGTCTGAAAGTGCTAAGTAGTCTGTCTCAGCAAGCCTTTGATCCCTGTCTCTCCGAACTGCCGTCCATTTCTCTGCAAGTAGTCTTGCATCTTTAGCTGTGTCATCACCCTTGAAATGGCTTTTGACATATACTTTAGGAGATTGACTTTTACCATCTGCATCCAAGACTTCTTCGCAGTTTACTTTTGAGTCTGACCACTTGATGTTGTATGTTGACCCTATCTCTGGTGAATTACTTTCATAATCACTTAACTGAGTAAGTCTTTCCCAAACATCTTCATCCGTACACTCAATACAGGAATATCCAGAATCAAAACCATAAGTTATAACATTATAACCATTTTCATCTTTTCCTTCAGTTCTAGAATCAGCAATTTCTTGCTTTGAATATCCAATCTTTATTAATGTTTTATTATTATCTAGTTTTAAATACATATTATTCTCAATCATATTTATTTTCAAATTTTTTCGGGTCTAACCTCTCAATGAACCATGCTGACCAGTTGCCTGAATCAATAGCATGACCATTTGAGGCTTGAATATAATCTCCCCGTTGGAGCTGAAGAACGTGTCTTACAAACCCAATGGAATTACTACTACCATCAACAGAATGTTCATAAGCACCTATTTCAGCACCATTGACATAAACATAACCATGACCCCACGTAGCTGCCAGATAAGACCTACAAGTAAGTGCATACCAACCATTTTTTAGACATATATGTCTATCGTATGCGTATGCAAAGTTTTTATTACCATAATTGTGTTTATGAAACAGACTTCTGCAAACCCAAGGCTTTGCCGAATCAGACTGGTGTATAGTGTTTCCGGCATAATTACCCGGAGCCCAACCCCATCTATGTATTTCTGGCCCAATATAACTCGTATCCCTTGTCACCTCATCCCAACTCTTACCATCTGGAGTAACGATCAGATTATTCTGTTCCATGTTT